CCGGGATAAATTGAGAAGGCGGAAGCAGACGGCAGTAACGAAAAATTAGCGGTTGCCGCTTTTTCACCATCGGACGTTCTTCGGACACTTCCCTGGAGGGGGAAAAATGCTGCGCTAGAAGGAGTTCCCAATCCCGCCATATCTAAGTGAATTTCAAACTTGCCCTGATTCTTTACAATAAACTCCTCAGACGCAAAAAACATTGTGTTGTTCGCCTCAAAAAAACGAAACTCATTCTTGCTTGCTAACTTCTTCAACATATCAAAAGTTGACTCGTCCTGATTGTCCTTCTGTACTCGTTTGATTTGCCCATCAGCCGGTGAATTCTCACCAAAAAACGAAAGACCAACTCGGGCAGCAGCCTGTGCCGCAAAAGTAGACGGAGAAATACTACCAAAGTTCTTGTTTCCCTTTTCCCGCCGTAGCTTCTGAGTGGCTTGAGACCTTGCAGTCACATTTACCTCTACACCTCTTCCAAACTTAATATCGACAGCAGCAATCTCAAACTTGTAGTCACCATAAGTCACAGAGCGGCCAATCATAAAGTAGTTATTGTTGTGTAAGCGCAAGTAAGGGTCACTTACCTTGAATGTCAACTGACTTACCATATCAGCAGATAGATCAAAACTTAAGGATAAGATTGATTCATGTACTTCAACAATCCGGTCACCCAGTTCGCCAACCTTTAACGACTCTACACTTAACTGATCAAACTTCAATCCCATAACCTATACCTCTACCCGCCCATCACTGCGCTTGCATCACCAGCGGTAGGATGCTGAATCACCGATCCATCAGAAGGGTTAATAGTCACATTAATAACACCCGGATCTTCCTCAACTACAACCGGAGGGCGCTGAGTAGTACCCCTAGACGGTGACGACGGTATGCTTGGTGTCACGGCAGGACTAGGGCTTCTATGCACAGCCTTCAAAATAATAAGGTCTTGATCAGCGAAAACCGACTCAGTTAACTGAATCGACACTTCTGCACGGATCGGAGCACCTTCTAAACTCCGATATGTCACTACATAAGAAAACTTAGTCAACGCAACACTAAAAGGCAGAGCAGTTAAGCCGTATGTAAACTGAAAAGCAGCACCAGAGTCTGCGATAGCTTCTAAACGATCAAGAAAATCAATAACAGAAAGCTTACCGCCCGACTCTCTATCTGCGATAACCGCATTAAAGGAGACTGTTCTTAGCGACGACGAATTTGAAACCAGCAAGGGCTTCTTAAACGGTCTTTCAAGTTCTTGGAATCGTGGGGAGAACTGATCAAACTTTAAATCTTGAGGACCAAAAGGAAAGCTAAGAGCGTACACCGAATCGCCAGGCGCATTCCTCAGCGTGGTGTAGTTACCATACTTATCTTTACCAGTAAATCCGTCAGGGAACACGAACTTGGCACGAAGCGGTTTAGCGTTGCGCACAACAACTTCAGAATCAGTCCTGTTGCCAACACGTCCGCCAGCTACCCTCCCGATGGCCCGAGCGCCATTAGGTCTCCTGAGTCTTTTGTATACTCTTGCTCTAGACATTACTATTTACACCTACTCCCTTAAACATTATCATGTAAATTTAGATCCTCGGTTCTCGATCGGAGCGGCACTATTAGAAGAAGCTGTGATTGCGATAGTGTACGTTGCATCCCCTCCCCGCTCTGGTGCTCCGTTGAAGTCACCGTTAATGCTCACCATCGGCCTGCCTCCCGCAATAATCTGTTGCACCACCCCACTCATGACCGAATCCAACTGTGCGCCAAACCCATCAGGCAAGCCATCCAAAGCTGTGCTTAACACGTCTGTATCCATACCATACTCTTCAGTAATTCGCAGGGCTTCCTCTGCTGAAATACCGTCTCCTCCGGTTATAGCGTCTAACTCCCTATTCCTTTGGAACAGCGCTGTGACGGACTCGTTACTAGTCCCGTCGCTAAAGAGGTCATTCCTCACACGAGCTGTCAAAGCACGGGCAGCTTCGGGTGAAATATTCGTCTGCGCTAGTTCGGGGTTAGTCGCAAACAAGTTTTTCAGGGTGGGGATATCGAAATTACCCGCAGACACCCCAAAACCTTGTACAGCTTGCACCTGTCGCATAAAGTTATCGAAGCCAAGACCTGCTTGCGGAGTTAATGCATCAGGAATCAACTTTTCGCCATTAGGTAAAGCAAACCTCCCGCCACCATAAATAGAGTCACGCATAACCTCAATGCCGATACCCTGCTCAGCCATGCCAGACGCATTATATATGCGTTGCGTCAACTCCTGCGAGGTTTCGCCCAGCCGGTTCAATTCCAAGTTTTTAATTTGCCCCGCTGCGCCCTCTCCCAAGTTTAATACCAGCGCATTGGTAAATGCTTGAATAGCGGCCATTGACGCTTGCGTTGGGTTCATGCCATTAGCAATGTGAAGTTGTGAACTTGTGGACAAGTAATCCATCGCCTGATCAGTGGATATGTCGCCGCCGCTCCTGGCTGTGCCTACGATAGCATCCATCTGCGCATTATTGCTCACTAGCAGTTCATCCCTCTTTGCCTGACTTTGGAAAAAATCAGGCATGAAAGACTGTGTTAAATCGGCAACTGTCTGATTTTGGAAGTTGATAATCCGAGCAACCGAATCTTCCATGTAATCAACAAAAGGATCAATGTTAAAATCGTTAAGTGTTCGCTCAACCTCCTCCATTGTTAAACCAGTTTGATCAGCAATAGACTGCATCTGATCAGTCATCAACGTATTGGCTTCTTGTATCTTCGTCTCCAACTCAAACAAAGTGTTGTCATCCAACAACTGTGCAAACATTTCATCACGATGGACAGATTCGGGATCAACGCCAATAGACCTCAGGTAATCTCTAAACTCCCGAGTATCCCCCTCCATCTTCGTAAGACCGGTCTCTTCGTCAACAGCAGCAGTAATGGCCTTATCAAGCAAGTCAGCCTGTCCAGCTAACAGACTCGTGGCCGCAGAACCCGAGCCAACCTCAAAATCTTTAATGCTTAACTTGACGTTTTTTGCTGCCTTTTCAGAAGCATCTTTTAGTTTCTTTTGACCTTCACTTCCTGCCCACCATGCCAAGCCGCCGCCGATAACTCCACCAATAATACCACCAGCAAGTGTGCCAAATCCAGGTATAATAGAACCAATAGCTGCACCGGCCATCGCACCGCCAGCAGCCCCAGTGAGTTTATTCATATTGCTGTCGTCGCCCGACATTCCCCGTTTATACGCACCGAGCGCCGTAGTAGCACCACCAACCGCAAAGCCCGCAACTGGTCCCCCCAAGAACGCCGCCGCCGTACCTGTCCCAAGACCAGCGAAAATAGGACTAGCTTCTGCTCGATTCGCATAACCCGTACCAACACCAGACAGGCCACCATCCATCAAATCACGACCGATGCTCAATCCCTCTAACCCGAGAGCAAGCGCACCGAACTTACCTGCCTTGCCTAACAAGCCAGGACCTCTTCCGAGACCTGCCCTACCCACACCCATTCTAGCTGTGAGACTACTATTAACTCCTCTAATACCACGTGAGGTTTGACCAAAGTTCTGCAAGTTTGCATTAATCCCACCTAGACGGGAAGCAGACACTGGTCTGGCTCTTGTTGCTGTGCCGATACCCCTACCACCCCTAACAGCAGCAGCACCACCCCTAACGCCCTTACCCAGCAAAGAACGGCCCTTGCCCTTTGTCAGCATCATCAAGCCGCCCATTAATGCAACTGATCCAAAGTCACCTACAGCCCCAAGCGGCCCACCACTAAGACCCTGAAGCCCTCCAAACAACGTATCAATAGCATTGACCAAGGTCTCCACAATAGGGGCCAACATATCCAAAACATTAGCCAACGACTCCAAGGCACCCGGCAGACGTTCCATCAGAGGCGCAAACTTATTAAACACCCCAAACAAACTAGGAATAACATCGTTTGCCAACGTATTAAACACATCCGACAACAACGGCAACTTATTAAAGAAGCCCATCTGCCCGCCAGACAACTGGTCGAACAACGCACCAATCACGTTACCAATAGAATCACCAAACGCTGTAAACGCCGAAGCATTATCTGTAACCAACTTATTAAACTCTTGAAACAACCCACGCCCACCAGCAGCATTGCCAAGCGCCTTAAACATCTCAATAACAACGTCAGCCGCAGGTTCTAACTTACCCAGATAGTCACCGATATCTAAGAAGAACTCTTTAACAGCCGCACCGAAATTAACAAAAGACTGGCCCATCTCTTTAATGTCCGTAAGGTTATTGACAATGTTTTTACGAATAAACTCACTCGTAGCGCCGATAAACGTCTCAATCGTGGGAGCAAAAGACTCGGCACCAAACTTATTAATAACAGCAGTCATAGACAGGATGTCTTCTTTAAGCATCCTAGAGATATTTGCAAACGACTTACGGAACGGCTCCAGCATTGGAGCACCCAGATCGGCAAAAATACCGCTTATGCCCGCAAACTCAGTCTTAAGGGTACCAATAAACGTAGACGCCATATCTGCGCCAACCGACTTGAAGTTAGCGCCTGTAGCGCCTCCTGATCCAACAGTACCCAAGACACCTTGTATCGAACCTACATTCTTCAGCGACCCCTGATTAAAACCAACCCCGCTCTGCAAAGCAGTTGTCGCTCTCTTCACATCACCAGAGCCTATTGCAGCAGCTAAATTTTGAGCCGCCTTAGCGTCTCCGCCCGCAATGTTAAGCAACTCCCGCATTAAGTTCTGAGTCTGACTGGGCCTGGCTCCAGCACGACCAAGCGACCCCGCAATAGCAGTCGTAGCCTCTCCACCTAGCAGACCCCTGGTTCGGCTACCAATACCTCTCGTGGCCCTAATGGCGTTGGCCCTACCTTGGGCACCGCCACCAAACTGTGAACCTAACTGTACCTCATTAAACTGGCGCATTGCTGCCGCCGCAACAGCAATAGCAGTAGCAACACCAGCAGCCGCCACCGATAAACCTCTCAACGACGCTTGGTACGCTGACACCGCTGCCCTGCCGGTAATAAGCGCCGCTTTAGCTGCCAGAAGGCCAGCCGTAAAAAGTCCGATTTGACCGGCTAAAGCAATAAAGGAAAACTTAGCCAAAGTAGAAGCAAACTTTACGAAAACCCCAGTCAACTTGGTAACAACACCACGCATCTTGTCAAAGCGCTTGTTGACACGATCCATACCACGATCCATGTCTTTGGCCTTCTTATTAAAGGCACCCATGTGGTTCTCAATGGCTTTAAGGCGAGTACGAATAGCAGCGATATCATTACTGATATCGGCATCCACCTCAACCTTAAGTACTACCTTTTCTTCAACAGCCACGTGGTACTCCTAACAACAAGAAACCGGGAATCCCTATAGACATATTCTATAGAAATTCCCGGCATCAAGTAAACACCTACACTATTATTCAGTTTTAGCCGTAGCCCCCCGTGGTGCCACGACGAATACGCTCACGTTCCTTGTGATCAGTTGCAAGCGCTTTCGCACAAGCCATACGAATAAGCCACTCATCATAATCAGCTTTTAGAATCTCAAGCGGATCAGTGTGAAATGCTTCGGCTAATCGTGCCGCTGACCTAATCCTGACATCATCGGCTAATTCGTCAATTAGCCCTTCGTAGGGTCTTCAGTATCAAGATCATCACCATAACCGGCATAGTCAAGAATCTTTAGAGCAGTATTCTCAAGGTGCGGGTCAATAGCATAGAACGCACGAATCGCATCAGGAAGCGGACGGGCTGTATCAGTCATGTCCATAATCGCCTGCGATGCAAAAGTAATAGCATTGCCCTCGTCGTCTAAAACTAACTCTTCGTTAAAGTAAATGCCTGAAACCGTCTGACCCACAACGTAACACGAAAACTTGATCGAGTCCAACTCGTCAGTCTTACGGTTCGTTGAGTTTCGACGCCACGCCTTCAACTGGTCATTAGTGATATTAGGGGAAAACCTAACTGTTACGCCCTTACGCTCCGGCACAGGCATCTCAATCTCAGGACGGCTCACCTCACGGCTAATTTCTTCCTTCAACTGATCCAGGACTGTAACTCGCTTGGACTTGCTCTTAGCAGGAGTCGGCGTAGATGTATCCGAACCTGCAACTTCAATGATTTCGTTATCGTCACTCATAATGTGTATATTAGTTGTTTTCTGCCAATGCTGTCAAGTACAATGGTAAAAAAGAAAAGGCGCTACCGAAGTAGCGCCCGTTCTAAAATTCAAATATGTTCAATCAGGCGTCTGAAGGAACTTCCTTCTGAATCTCGCTCACAGCGAAAGTCAGTGAATAGGAAGCCGGAGCGCCCGATGAAGCATCACCGTCAGGCTCTGTGAGACCGACAAGTAGTGCCCGTGGGTACACACGCTCTGAACCGGGGTCCTTGAGATCACAGTTAAGCGTGAAGATTGCAATGTCATAGTAGCATGATCCTACTAGTTGCCGTAATCTAGACAACTTGGCATGATCGTTTGCACCGTCTGTATCCGGGTCATAGAACCGGCTGACAGTGATGTCACCAATCTCCGAAGGAGCACACAGCACCTCAGGAAACGACGCACCGCCATCATAAACTTTTTCAACAGACGCACTAATTTCGCCACCGCTAACCGTAGCAAAGTATGACGTGACGCCAAACTCAGGGCCATTGACATGACCCGTTACGGGTGTTGGACTAATTGATGCTACAATCTGTCGTTGTGTTGCTTTTGCCATGTCTAAATCTCTCCTTAGATTAGCGGAGCACTCAAGTTGCTCTTAGTGATTGTAATGTCGATAAGATCAGCCACACCGGAAACCCGAATGCCAACCTGCGCCTTGACTAAACCTGTAGCCAACTGTGTGGCAGGGTTGATAGTGCTATCAACACGCACGCTGTAACCGGGATCAACCGGAGCGCCCGTGTCATCGAACGCCTCATACAGACCGCCAGCTACCCGAATCGGGTCAAGGAATGCTTTGATCGAAGCACGAATCACACCGAAAGTGTTACCTCGTCCATCAATCACGCTGAACACATGACGTTCCATGCGCTCTTCGACACCAAAAACGATGTAGTTCATCGTGTCACGCATTGAAATATAGCGCCAGTTTGACTCATCGCTAGAAACCGAACGTGCGCCGTAAACTCGGATTGAGTCGCCAACCTTGCGGATTGCGTTCACCCGTGCAGCATCCAGAGCGTCACCCGTTGCCGGAGTGACATCAGAAGCAAGACCCTTAAGATTGCGACCGGCTGAAATTGCTCCAGCACCTACTCGCCAAGGCCCACCCGCCTGCTGAACTGCACGACTGCGAGCAGCCGCAGCGTAAGACTCAGGAGAGACAGTGATAGTTGCGCCCTGAACCGTGGACTCGCCTGTAGCAAGCTCAGTAATCGCAGGTGCCGCAACCTTCACATGCGGCCAGTAAAACGCCATGCTACTAGCATTAGCGTCGGCGTAGTAGCCCGCAGCATCCGTCTTAGCGGTACTAGCAGCGTCCGCTGCACCAAAAGCACAAAGCGCAACTCGGTTAAATGCACCAGCGTGAGCCGCAAGAGCATCCCAAACAGCAGCGCCTGTACGACCCGGAGCACAGACCGCACCAGTATTTAGGTTAGGTGACAACTTGCCAGTATCGTCGGTAGCTAGAGCAGCAATGATTTCGGTGTTTGAAACTGCCGCACCGTCCGAAGCGCTACCACTGAGAGCAGCAGCAGAAGCAGTGTCTGGGTTGTTACTGTCACTGTCGGCCTGTGCGTCGGTCAAAGTAGTTGATGCAACCACTAGGTGATTGACTGCCGAAGCATTAACAAAGTTGATGCCGTCAGAAACGGTCACCAAGTCACGTGTCGTCAACAGCGTCGAACCATCTAGAACGAACTGAAGGCGGTAGCCTGCCGAATCAGCGGCGAGAACGGCCACCGAAAGGTTTGCTGCCCACGCACCAACAGTGCTAGCAGTCAATGTCATACCGGCTGAAGCACCAGAGTTTGAGGTAAGTGCAACAGAACCTGCTGCCGCACCAGAACCAACAACACGCTGCACATGGCAACGGGTGCCGCCCTCGTCAAAGTAAGTCTTGACGTGAGCGTAAAGATTGCTTGATTTGTAATTTCCGTAGTAGGTCGTGTAATCGCTAAATGAGCGAAGAAGGGTAGGCTCATCAGTGGGACCACGTTCGGCCTCGCCCACCATGAATACCTGACCTGCAACGATATCTCCAGCACCTACAGGACCAGACCGTACCGCAGTAGTAACGTTAACTCCCGGCATTTTAAGCCTCCATTTTCCTTGAATATACAATACCAGTATTGCTTGCCCTGAGGGCGAAACGCAAAGCGTCTGCTCTGTCAACTATTATATTACCACCAAGTGTCTAGAAGTCGCAGGAACTATATCCCTGATAAACAAATTAAGCCGCAGGGCTTACAGCCGTACTCGCAGCAGAATATGCTCCAACCCCGGCTGTATTGTTTGCAGCAACCCTAAACAAATAAGGTATACCATTCTGTAAACCCGTAACAACATAATGCCCATCTGTGCTTCCGGTATCTGTAGTTACAGTAGTCCACGTCAACCCTGAATCAATGGACTGCTGCACAGAATACCCAGAAATTTCATGCACACCACCGTTCCACGTAGACTCTTTCCACGATAGTGTGATCTGAGTGTCACCAGAAATGGCTAAAAGATTCGTGGGAGCAACCGCAGTAACAGGCAAAGGGGTTACTGTGACATCAGCGCTAGTGAACACTCCAGCAGGGGCGTGATCAATAACTTCTTCCAAAGCAAGGTCATATGCAATATATGCACCGGCCAGCAAACGTTCCCCCTTGATTAAAGTTAAATCAGAAAACTCTTCTCTAATCGTGCCTTCATCAATCTTCGGAGAACAAGGAACATCAGCATCATACTCCGACAAGGACGGTCCATCCATCAAAGCTTCCCGAACAACCGTAGTTAAGTTGTCACGCTGTTCTGTAACAATCTCGGCCCCCTGATCACGCACCCAAATATATGTACGCATCTCATACACAACACGAAAGTTTGGATCATGGTCAAACTCGTAACCTTCTCTTGTAATGGAACGAGTATTAATCACCAGCGAAATAATCGTGGGCCAGGCGTCTAAAGTAAACGGCTCGTAGCTAAGATATCGGCGGGGGTCAGGTAACTGTTTTGAACTTAGTGCCCAGTTGTTTCGATACGTAATCAACCGAGACGGCAAGTCGTTACCTAAGTAATTTGAAACATAGTTTTTAGCAAATCTAGGTCCTGACATCATTTTACATCAATCCTCCCGGAGTCTTCATGCCCACTGAACCGTGGACCAAATACTCGCCAACAGCGTGTGCTGCACGGTCTGCCAATAGTTTAGGCAAAAATAGTGGCTTTCGTTGAGCCATGTTACTAGTGCCACTCTGGTGGAACTGTGCATAAGGTATCTTGGTACCAAACTCTGCTGTTCTAGCACCCATATCCCGCACGGCCCCCCGCCCACTATTCATAGTCAGGCTACGCTCTAAGGCACCAGTACGGACCAATATGCCCTCTGCCCCATAGTTTGCAATCTTCCAAGAAGCATACTGTGGCTCTAACGGCTTCCACGGAAAGCCAGACGTGGCACCCTTCGTTTTAAAATTATCACGATGAGCTTCTTGTAACTCTTGAAACATCCAGCGGAAGACAGGCTTAAAATTTCGTGATCTACGCAGAATCTTGCCAAAGCGTCTATCTGCCCTAGAAGTGTCAACGTCTACAATTCGGACTTGTACACGCATCTCAGGAAACCCTTACTCTACGATACCTTTTGATACTCATTAACTCACGATCCGAAAAACCAGTCTCAAGAGGAGCCACATTTCGTGTTGTTAAATCCTTCAGGCCAACAACATCGTCATGCATATTTTGCATCTCCCGAGTCGCTGCACGAAGTAAAAGTATCTTAAAAGCTTTGATGTTAGCCCCATCCAAGCCCGCAGTATACGTAACTTCAACACGATCATTCGCATAAGCATTAAACAAATCAATGCCATAATCTCTCGTCACATAGTCTCGCTCCGCAACCTGAGCCGTAGTCGTTGCCCCCGCCGAAGCAGCAGTAATTCCCACCGACGCCACAGACACAACAGGACTATTCTCTAAGTACAGGGTGTACATAGGCGTATAGATTATTCCCGGAGAAGTTAAAGCCGTGGAAGGATCGGTCGTGTAATTGTAGTAATACTGATTATTCACGACACCTCGTCCCACGTCAGGAACCCGATACGTCTCCGTAAACGAGACCTGCTCAACAGGACGCCGAAGGTATGCCTCAAGCTCAGCCTGTAGACCGTCAATAACAAACTGAGCGGCGTCTTCTTGGACATTCGTAAATGAAATATCCATATAGGTTGTTATATCAGAAACTGTGATTAGGGCCATGCCGTCACCTCAACTAGAATTAAGACCTGTTTCGGCCACGACGTAAACGATTAGCGCCCCGACGAAGCCCTCTAGCAAGACCACGACGAAGACGTGTCAGTAAGCCTGGACGGCGAGAACCGGCATCTTCTGGATCAAGTTCTTCGTCATCAACATCAATTGGATCGGGCATAATTTCCTCCTCGGTAACGACCGCTACTTATATATGATACCGCACCTTGGTGGGTTATACAGATTACTCTTTAAGAGTAAGAAGCAAGAGGAAAAAAGAAACTCCCGTCCAGCAACATAACCCCAATAACAGAGTACCCCACAATATCAAGATATGTGTCGTGCAGGCTTTCGTTTTGGGCCTGACGCCCCTGCAAAAGCAAGTTCTCTAAGCGTGCGACCTTATCATGAAGCCTAAGTAAAAGACCAGACTGTCCAAAACGTGCAATATTGTTTGGCCCGTAATCCCTCTGTTTGCTACACAACGTTTCGACTGTCTCAACCTCGCCAAGACGCCCACTAGCCGCAATAGCCAAACGAGCCATAGTTGTCCAGTCAACTTGTGTAGGGATGGCGTTACTATTGTTGAAGTACTTATCAATCATAGTATCCAAGTGAACCCGGATACGCTCTCTAAGGTCAGCTACCGAAGGGGCCGACGCCCCAGCATGGGGGACACCTGTTGAAAAGATAACTTTAGAAATATATGCAGCAGACTCATCCCACGTGGTAGCAGAAACATCAACGGTTGTCATACGACCGACTAACTGCCTGAGAAATACCCACCTTCAACAAGAATAGGAACCATACAAGTCCTGTGAGCACAAACGCATCCACATACCCGATACCGGGGCGAAACACCTCAATGTTGCCCCAAGCACGATTGACCGTACTGTTAATACGCATAAGCGCAAGCGCCGATAAAGCGTTTACTACAACGAACGTCACAATCCCAACGTAAGCGTTTGAGGGGGACGAACGAGTCTCCGAATTTTCTTCAGTCAACTTACTCAACACCTTCTCCCAATCTTGATCTTTATCTGCCTTAGACATAACTCTCCTTAACTATTTGATGCACTCTTTGTCTAGATAAACCATACTGCTTAGCGATAGACGATAGTGACATTCCAGACTTGTGTCTTGTCAAAATATCCGTGTTGCGGATCGTCACCTCGTTCTTTGACTTTGGTCCAGGACGCACAGGTCCCCACTCCCAACTAGGAAGCCCTTCAAGCAGAGCAATTCTGTCTTCCGGGAGAGCCTTCTGCTTATAACGGGTACGCATATAGCTAACCCAGTTACCTAAGTTGATTTCTTCTCCGTCAGGTAAGAACTCTATATGCCCACTAGGGGGCATTGCATCCCCGTACCGGTTATAGTACTGAACCAAAGCAGTGTAATGTTTTTTCCATCGCTCATGGTGATTCATAGAAGTATGATAATACAACTACAAAGAGTTGTCAAGCCGACCTCAAGATAACTGGATTTCTTTTGATAACGAACGGAGTCGTCTCACAGTCTCGGCAGTCCCCACTCTCTCAGACCACTCTACAATATCCTCATTAACTTCTAACTCAATTGCTTCCCAACATCGAATAAACTGTGCCCGGTAAACAGCAGGAACGGAATCCACTAAGTAAAAAAAGTCATCGACATCTGGATACTGACTGAAGCCGCAAATAGAAGCCAACGCAAAAGGAAGAGACACATGCCCTTCAGGCGTTAGAGGAATAGTGGTTGAAAGTCCATTAAATTGAACCATATCAGCAAGATACATTAAATCAATAAATATTTTGTGATCTTTAAAATCTTGAAGAGAAGGCACACTACTATCTTAAACGCCAAGCGGGGTCCGGTGCAAGTGACCAGACCCCGCCTAGATAATTTGATTGCTTCTCGATCACCGGCACTTTAACCGATATTCACAATCTCCTCCTTCGGGGTTAGCCTACTTGCCGGTACAGATATAATTTACATCCCAAACTTTCAACGGCTTGCAACTTTAGAAATTATAATACCCCGAATATAAAGATGATGCGTATTATCGAATTGGGCACGCTCCTGAAGAGCATTCAGCCTCAAAGTCGTCATCTAGCATCAGAGTAGAACCCGTAAGCTTTTCACCAAGCGGTGACGTATTGTTACGGACAGTCTCATACTCGTCCTTAGTCAACTCGCCCATTGGAGCCTGATCAAAACCATGCTCGCTGTGCAAGAGGAACGAAACAGACTTCATCTCATGCCAATACTGCGCCAAGTACTCACGAATACCATCCAGTTCTTCGCTCTTGTAGTACACAGTCACCGAGATAGCATTGTCTGCCCACACCTTCTGCAAGTGCCGAACAAGGTCCATCTGCTCAATCGCCGTCATGTCCTTAGCCTCAATCGTTCCATCCGGGAACGCACAAGGGAACTCAACGACCACTGTGCGATGATCTTCGGAACCATCAAAGTTGCGCAGAGGCTCAACGTAGAACCCCTTTGACCGGCAGTAGTTGACAAGAATATCACCAGACGCCATACGCATCCGCTTTACAAAGTACTGGCTAAAACCGGGATGAACACCAGGAGTCACGCCAGGGAGAAGACTAAGGGTACCTGAAGGCTTAATCGTTGTCAGTCGAACCGACTCCGGCCAGCCACGCTTTGCCGACCACTCCGCATCCAGAGCACGCAACGAAACATAAGCTTCGTCCAGCCAATCAATCTTATCCATTGACTGCGTAACACCCGTCACGCCCAGCCCAAGACGCATGTTCTTGGAAGTGATCTTATCCGACGTGGGATCAAGATAGCCGAGTGCCGAAATAGACTTCTGAACCTTGTAAAGAAGGTGGGCCACGTCTTGCAGTTCTTCTGGAGAATCAATCATAGGCAAGAAGATTTCTGCCAGGTTACACGACTCTCTGTTAGCCAACGGAATCTCTGCACATGGGTTAACACCGACGATAGACGGATCAGGGCGCTCTTCACCCATACGTCCGAACTGCCGAGAAGCCTCTAGATTAAAGAAACCGTAAGGCTCGCCGTTCCCCTTGTAACCCTCCCAAATCGTCTCAGGCATGTCCTGCATTTGCTCAGGTGTCACAAACACCGTGTTGTTAGACATTGCACGCTCAATTGGAATGTCTCCCAAGTCCCAACGCTTCGCCATCAAGAATGCTTCGTCGTCCAAACGGCCAACAGCAATCTCAGCGCTCCGGCGAACGTTACCAGCAACCACGATTGAGCCGATAATGTTCATGCAGTCCAGAACCTCAACTGAAGTCAGCGACCGGCCAACCGCACCATCAAGGACAGCACAAATCTTTTCAATACCCGAGATGAGGATACCAGGGCCAGAGGCGGTACCACCAAACGTCTTGATGGGGACGCCAGCAGGACGGATAAGGTGAGTAGCATACGTCATGTACTGTGGCTCATCGTCGCTACCGA